GAAAAGATTTGACTTATCATCACATAGTAAAAAGAGAAGATGGAGGAAAACAGGAGATAAGTAACGGGTGTCTATTGATGCCCGTTGCCCTGCACACCAGTATCTTCACTTAATAGAATATAAAGACATAGAAACATATAATGCTATTAACAAGATATTTAGGTATGTAAATGACCAACGATATGAACCTACAAGAGAACAAAGAGAAATAATAGAATACTTATTAACTGAATTTGAGAAAGTTCATAGAAATGATAAGAATTCAAAAGGAAAACCTCTAATTCAGTTTAAGTATAAAAAAAGATGTTTGTAGATAGCATAGAGTAGATATATATGTTCAGTAGTGAGAACAGGGAACTGACAACCCCCAAGAGTTATGTTAGGCATAACAAAGACATAGCAAGTCAAAGCTAGTCGCACTGGTTAGAGTCCAGTTATATCTATTCTATGGTACTTATAAAAGTGCCGTGTTTTTTCATACTCCTAAAAAGTGGGTTGGACTACCTGAAAAGGTTGGGAAAGGGATGTTTAGAGTCGTGAAGCGATGTGGGTTATCTAAACAATATAGCGGGGTAGAGCAGTGGTTAGCTCGCTTGGCTCATAACCAAGAGGTCGCAGGTTCGAATCCTGCCCACCGCAACCAAAAAAGGGAGGAAATAAATGAATTTAGATATAAGTATAACGCAGAAGCAAAATTTATTTATGAAATCCGAAGCATTTGAGACCTTATTTGGAGGTGCTGCTGGAGGAGGAAAGTCTTATGGACAATTAGTAGATGCACTAATTTATGCACTGCAATATGCAAAGAGTAAGCAAATAATCTTCAGAAGAACATTTCCAGACTTAGAAAGATCAATAATAAGAACGTCATTAGAATTATACCCAAGACAAATAGCATCATATAATAACTCAAAGCACGTGTGGACATTTGATAATGGTTCGATAATAGACTTTGGTTATATAGATAATGAAAACGATGTATATCAATATCAATCAGCAGAATATGATGTAATAAGATTTGATGAGCTAACACACTTTACTGAGTATATGTATACGTATATGATTTCACGTTGCCGTGGTGCAAATGGCTACCCAAAACGAATAAAGTCATCAACAAACCCTGGAGGAGTAGGACACGTATGGGTAAAAGAGAGATTTGTAGATATTGGACCAAGTGGAGAGATACATAAATGTAAATTAGAAACAGGAGAAGAGACAACACGTTTATTCATACCAAGTTTCGTAACAGATAATAAGTTCTTAATGGAAAGAGACCCAGATTATGTAAAAAGACTAGATGCTTTACCTGAGAAAGAACGTAAGGCATTAAAAGAAGGAAATTGGGACATATTTGATGGACAATACTTTAAAGACTTTGACCGTAGTGTAAATGTAATAGAACCATTCGATATTCCAGTTGAATGGGACCGATATAGAACAATAGACTATGGACTTGATAAATTAGCCTGTTATTGGATTGCAATAGATCCTCAAGGTTATGAATATTGCTATAAAGAGCTGTATGAGTCTGATTTAATCATAAGTGAGGCAGCAGCTAAAATCCTAGAGGTAAATGGCGATGATAAAATCAAATATACTTATGCTCCACCAGACTTGTGGAATCGTAGACAAGATACAGGAAAGAACGCATACGATATATTTAGAGAGAATGGAATTATATTAACAAAGACATCAAATAACCGTGTATTAGGCTGGTATTCAGTTCAAGAACACTTAAAAATAGAAGAATTCAAAGATGAACAAACAGGAGAGACGATAAGACGTAGTAAACTACGTTTTTTTAATACTTGTAGAAATATCTTAAGAACATTACCAGCAATACAAAGAGATGAAAAGAATCCAAATGATTGTGCAAAGGAACCCCATGAATTAACGCATGGACCTGATGCAATAAGAGGATTTTGTATAGAAAGAACAAAAGCAACAAGAATAATGACAGAAGAAGAGCTAATGTGGGAAGAATCACGTAGGCAAAGAAGAAGATTAGGAATCTTAGGAATAGCAGGAGCAAAGGCTACCAAAGATTATATGACTTATGGAGGGTGAAATATGAGTTTAGGACATGCAATAAGATATAATAGAGAAAATGGAAAATTTGAATGGAGCAAAGGTTATAGACCAGAAGATTTAACAAAAGAACATCAAGATATAATATGGTGGTTAAGACACCTAGTAGAAGAATTAGACGGATTTAGAGCAGATTATGAAATAGAGACAGAAAAAACAACATTATTAGAAAAAATCAAAAATGAAATAGCAAGAGAAATAATAGATGAAGCAAAACAGTATTTAGATGATTCGGTAGATGAAATCCAAGTATCGTTAGCAGATAGTGAAGGTGAAGAAGAATGACATTTTTAATATTAATAAATCTAGCTTTAATTCTATTAGTTTTATATATAGAGATACCAAAAATAAGAAAAACACCAGAAAACACTCCAAAAATGACAAAAGAAGAGAAAAAACGCATGGAAGAAGCTAAAAAATCATTTGAAAACCTAATGAACTATGATGAAAGACAAGCAATGAGAAAGGAGTGATTTAAATGGCAGAAGTAACAAAAGATTGGGAACTCTATGAAGCAGGAATAAAGTATAATCAAAGCCTTTATGGTAATGAAAAGAACTATTATGACGTAATAGATGCAAATATAGCCTTCGCAAGTGGAGATCAATGGAGAAATGTAGTAGCAGATGGACTACCAAAACCAGTATTTAACATAATAAAACGTGTAAAACAATTCAAAATAGCCTCATTAAAGGCTGATAATATATCAATTTCAATGCAACCAATGGAATATAGACCTCAAACTAACGATATAGTAATGCAACAAAAGGTAAAAGATACAGATTTAGCTAATGCAGAGATAAAAAATGTCTTAGAAAACATAAAATTCGATGCAAAATCAAGAACATTACTAAGTGATGGGTTCGATACAGGAGATTGGTGCTTACATTTTTACTTTGATATGGATGAACAACCATTTAAGCAAACAAATCCAGACATAAAAGGACTAATAAAAGCCGAAATTATTGACTCAACTAACGTATTATTCGGGAATCCTAACACAAGACAGGTAGAAAAACAGCCATATATCATCTTAGTAGGTAGAGATTTAGTAAAAAATCTACAAGAAGAGGCAAAAGCGAACAAATCATCATCAAGTGTTGATTTAATTAAGGGTGATTCTGATACACAATACCAAATGGGTGATAATGGAAAGGTAGAAAATGATGCTGAAGGCTATGAAAAAGCACTATATATCATCAAATACTACAAAAAAGATGGCAAAATATACGCAAATAAGTGCACAAAAGGGGCATATATCTACAAAAAGAAAGATACAGGTCTATCTTATTACCCAATAGCATTTAACAACTGGGAAGAGGTTAAAGGGTCATATCATGGCCGTGCTGAAACAACTGGAATAATACCAAACCAAATAGCAATCAATAAAATGTTTGCGATGGTTATTTATCATTTAATGTTAACAGCATTTCCAACAGCAGTATATGATGCAGACCGAATTGAAGGATGGACAAATGAAATTGGAGCACAAATACCAGTATCAAACTTACAAGGAGATTCAATACGTAATATAGCAGGTTATTTAGAACCAGCAACAATGTCATCACAAATAATGGGAGCTATAGAAGCAGCAATGCAATATACAAAAGAAACTCTAGGAGTAGGAGATGCTTCATTAGGAAATGTAACAATGAATAACGCAACAGCAATCATAGCAATACAAAAGAGTGCAGCAGTTCCATTAGAGAACGTAAAAGCAGCATTTTATGAATTTGTAGAAGATTGTGGAAAGATAATCATAGATATGATGGCAACATACTACGGAACAAGACCAGTAGTAGTAACAGGACCTAATAATGAAAGAACAGTAGAACCATTTGACTTTAAGATATTAAAAGATATGTGGTTACATATAAAAATAGATGTAGGAAACGCTTCATACTTTAGTGAAGTAGCAAGTGTTCAAACATTAGATAACTTGCTAAATAATGGAATGATAGAATTTGTAGAATACTTAAAACGTATTCCTGACGAAATCATACCTAATAAGCAAGAATTAATTACATCTATAGAACAACAAGACTTATATAAACAAGCAATCTATAACTTAATGGGACAATTCATGGACAGACTAGATCCTGAAACAAGAGCAAATCTAATGCAATTAAATCCAGAGCAAATGGAGAAAACAGTATTAGAAATGATGGGAGCATTAGATAATCCTGAACAAGGTTATAACGAAGTTCAAGACATGGAAAACCCACTACCTACTGATGAAGAATTAGCACAAACACTACAAATGGGAGAGACAGGAGCACAACAATTAATGCAACCTCAAACTGAAGTAGGAAGAAACGCAGTAGAAAAAATGGAAGAATTAGAACAAATAGGAGGAGCTAGAACATAGTTCCTCTTTACCTTAATAGGTAGTATATTGGGATTATTTGGCCCTCTCTTTATAATCCCAGTATAGTGCTTATTAGGGCACACGGCCTACCACAGCCGAAGGAGGAAAATTAAATGGAAGAAGATAAAGTTGTAGAAAGTATACCAACTGAAACAATGGAATCTGATGACGACTTTTTTGCAGAAATTGATGATGAAGTTATAAAAGATGAATCAAATGAAAGCGATGAAGCCGAACAATCTGAAGAAACTGAGGAAAGCAAACCAAGCGAATCTGAAGAGTCTAAAGATGAAGTAGATTTTACACCTTTGTTAAAAGCATTATCAGGAAAGATAAAGTATAACAAAGAAGAAGTGAATGTAGATTCTATTGAAGATTTAATTACTGGTTACCAAAAAGGATTGAACTACGATAAGAAACTACAAGAACTAGAAAATCTACAAAATAGCAAACTAGAAAAGTATGCTAAATCAAAAGCTGAGGAGCTAGGTATTACGGTTGATGAGTATATGGACCGAGTAGAACAATACGAAAAGGACCAGCAAAAAGCTCGTGAAGAAGAGCAATTAGAAGAAATGATTAATAACGGAGTACCTGATTCTATAGCTAGAGAAGTAATTGCAACAAGTCAATTAAGACGTGAGTTGCAAAAGAAAGAAAACGAACTTAAGGCAAGAGAGGAAGCACAAGCTAAAGAGAAAGCTAAAAACAAGGAATATGAGGACTTTTTAAAAGAGTTTCCTGATGTGAATCCTGAAGATATACCTAAGGAAGTTTTTGAGAATGCCGAAAATTCTTCACTAAGCA